GCTATTGGTAAGTTAGAACTTAAAGTTTCTGAAACTAAAGAACGTGCCGAAGCATACACTGCTCAAGCTAAACTTCGTTTTGCAGCTCCTACTTCAATGCACAAATCGTTGTATCCCATAATGGAAGTGTCAGGTAGCAAGCGAGCTATTTCACATGCAATGCTTGTTCAGAATGGTTTCCTTGAAGTTCTTCATGATTCACAACCTGCTCCAAAGCGTACTGTTTTGGTTGGCTCAATTCCAATATTTCTTGACGAAAGCAAAACACGGCTAGTTGTCAAGCATGGCCAACATTCTGTCGTTTTTCATGAGCTCGATCCTCAATTGCGCGCTATTGTGTCTCAACTTGAAAAAGCCAAATTTGTGGAACCTCAAATTTCTGATGTCGTAATGCCACTTATTCATGGCGATCAGATTTGGATACATTTTGGGCGTGTGATACGAATTGAAGCTGGGATTGCTTATCACAATTGTTCTACGGACTTTGGTGATTGTGGTTCTGGTCCTGCAAACATGTTGACTGGTTCCTTTATGGGCTGGCACGTAGCAGGGAACAGTGACACTGGAAATGTGTTCATACCTTTCAAGGATGAATACCGGAAGGTTTGGGGTGCTGTGCAGGGAAACGCAGCATCCCCTTCCTCCACAAAGTGATCGACCTTGCCTCGCACTTCAAAGGTTTTCCACCTGAAGTGCTTGACAAGGTTAGAGTGGGGGGGGGGGTGAGTTCAGAGTTTGCTTATTGGTTTAACCGTTACTCCAGCTTTAAACACGTTGGTAGGGTTAATCGGGTTGTGAAATTTCGAGCGAAGAAAGGAGCCGATGTACATTTCGGCGAATTTATGCACGCCCATTATCCCGCGGTGGCCTTTAATGCTTACAGCTTAACTCACTTGAACAAAGATTCGGCATATGCAAGTTTAACTAAATATGACAAAGCCGAATATGATTTCGATTCTAAAGCTTGGGCTTTTGCGTGGGCTCGAGTTGATGCAATGTTTACACCTTTTGTACAAAACACGCGAATGGCAGGAATGGATGAAGTGATTACAAATTTGAATATGCGATCTAGCTCTGGATTTCCTTATAACTTGTGCTGGCGTTCGAAGAAGCAATTTTTTGAATGGTCTGGTGCAAAGGCAGAATGTGAGCGAATTGAACGATCGTATCATACTATTGATCCAATCCGTGCTCTTTGGACTAATAATCCGAAGGAAGAAATATTACCTAAGTTGAAAATTCTAAATAATAAGTTTCGCACTTTTTTATCTCCTGATGTTCCACATGTAGTAACACATAATATGCTTTTTCTTATGCAAAATTCCGCAATTTGTGAGTCGCATTTAAAGCATTTTAGTTTTGTTGGTGGTTCAAAATTTTATGGAGGTTGGAACAGAATTTTCAGAATTCTTGACAGGCTACCCAATAAGTTCATGTTTGATGCTTCTACATGGGATGCTAATTTGTCGTCAAGGCTTTTG